TCAGCAAATACGGGCAAAAAGCGGGGTGTTATATCAATGAAATTTATGGTATAATACAGAAACTAAGGCGGTAAATCCTTGAAAATACAGGGTTTACCGCCTTTTTTGTTTCTAATTTGTTACTGGTTCAGTGTAAAAAATATTATTTTAATAGGGCAATGGTTTCCCGTAACTGCTGAATTGTCTTGTGATTATATACCCGGTTTCCTACATCCTTTGACTTATGCCCCATTAACATATCAATACATTTCCTGTTTCCTTTGGCGTTGTCAAGAAGTGTTTCAAAGGTGTGCCGTGCTTCATGCGGGGTCTTGTCTGCACCTATCTTTTCCATGACTTCACCCCAACACTTATAGTAATTTGCCTGACTGAACTTTTTGCCCTGATAGGTGAATAGATACTTGTTCCCTTCATCAACCAGTGCTTTCACAAATGGTTTGATACGGTCATGTATCGGAACAATACGGCATTTTCCGGCAGCGGTCTTGATTCCACCTTCAAAGTACCAGTCCTTGATGTTTACCTGTTCAGTTTTCATTCCCAACAATTCCTGTAATCTGAACCCCGTATATATGTAGATCAGCACAGTGTTGACCCAATGGTCATCTTTTATTTTCCACAGCATATCAATCTGTTCAGGCGTGAACGGTTCACGGGTTGTTTCAGGTATCGGTGGGGCGGTAGTTATTTGTGAATACATTTTATCTATCAGGTCAATTTCAAATGCAAACCTGTCAAGGTGTCCGAACAAGTTCTTGATCGCCCATTGTGTAGAGTATGCACACCCGCAGTTGTCAATGCAGTCTTGCATCTGATAGGATTTCATTGACCTGTACTTCACACCGTAATATTTGGAACAGTGTTTGAACGCTGAACGCAAGGACTGCTGATTTGATTTTCCTAACCTTGGTAACTTGATTTCAGACCAACGCTGATAAAGTACAACCAAGGTCACCTTTTCCCGGTCAATATCCCAAGGGTTGTTGTTATATTCAGCCAATAGAATGTTCGCCTTTTCTTCTGATTCAGCATAACCTATTGGTGACTGTTTGGCGTGTCCTTCTTCATCATAGATTGTCACCTTGGCAACCCAAGGGCGTGACCTATGACCTTTTAGTTTGGTTACGCAACCGTAACCGTTTGGGTTTCTTCTTCCCATGCATATCATTCCTTCCTGATTGAAATTTCAAGGAATGGATGATATAATTGTATCTGCATAGCCTATATCATCCTATTCCTTGGTATAGAGTTATTAGAACCCTGACCGCTGCAACGGTTGGGGTTCATTTTTGTTCAGTTAATTAGGGTCATCAAAATAATTCAAATTGTATGTGATATAGACTGAATCAAAAGTGTGCTTTTCAGAATCAAAATTATAAACTTCAAATTCTGCAACGGTATCTGACACTGGTGAAAACTTATAAGTAACACCCGTGTCAACAACTTTTCTTGCACTGTCCTTCACAGTGATATTGAACATTTTGAACACATTATCAAATTCTTTTTTTATTTCCCATGGTTCAGTTGCAAAACATCTGATTTTGACAACTGTATTTTCATACAAAATAAATTCTGCATACATTCCATCTAAGTCATAAGTGTAAAGCTGCATCTGAAATGTGCCTTTGGAATTTTCATTGTTCCAATCTTCTGTTGACTTTGGTTCACCAAGTAATTCAACCAACTGTTCAGATGAAATTCTTGAATAAGCATCTGCATCCAAGATGACGGGAATTTCTTCTGATGATGTTTCTTTTTTCTGAATGGGATTCTTTGAAATATCCTTCACAACCATAATCACGAAAATAACAACAATTACTAAAACAACAAGTTTAATGACTTTTTTCATAAATCTGACCTTCCTTTCTTTTTAACGGTTACGGTTACGGTTGATGTTCTTATTCTTATATTTTTACTTTTTTTATTTTATAATCTATGTATTGTTAAGTATTCTATATAAGAAAAGTTATGTGAAAGTGTAACAACCGTAACTTTACCGTAAAATCAACGCTTTAGAACCGTAACCCAAAGCGTAACCAACCGTAACTAAGTGAAACTTACATGGATAATGTTACCGTACTTATGGAAAATTATGCCATTTTTTGACCGTCCCTTTTTTCCTTGACAGTATATTTTGGTAGTGCAACTGTATCATGCAATTCTTCCATGATCTTATTTTTACCAATTTCATTCAACTTGGCAAACAGTTCAACCAGTTCATACGCACCTGAACCGTAACACTTTTCAAGCAGATCGCAAACCCGTTCTTTCTGTTCCAGTTCCTTCCTGTTTATTTCCATTGGTACATCATGTCCCATAAGCCAAGCAACATTGACATTCAAGGCTTGTGCCAATTTATACAGGGCATCTTGCATTGGTTCATATTTTCCGTTTTTGTACTGGCTGATTTGTGCCTTATCAAGTCCTGACCTTTCCGCAACATCAACCTGTCTTAGTCCTCTGATGTTCATTGCTTCAATGAAGCGGTGCTGAAATGTATCAGGCATTAGTGAACACCCCTTTCTTATATATTATTGTTCGCCCTTCATTATAAAGCAAAGTTAAGACTTTTTCAATCAAACTTGAAAAAAAGTTAAGAAAACTTAAAAATAAGTGTTGACATATCTTTCCACTGATGATAAGATAAAGCCAAGTTAAGAGTTCTTAACTTACAGAAACAAAGCAAGTAGGAAGGAACGGGTGAAGCGATAGGGCTACACGCAAGTGACATGGTGGTCAGGCTGCCGGATAGCAGACAGAACGTGTGAAGAATAAACATGACCCGTCAAAGTAGTTGAAGAAAACAGGAACGGTAGGGCAAGAAAGCAAAGTATTCAGAACTATTTGAAGAAAACTGAACAGGCTGAACCAATCAGCACTTTACCCCTAAAACAAGAAACCGTTAAGTGGAAGAATCAACCGCACGAGATGACACAGCACTTTGTTTCACAGGTCAGGAAGTTCCCCGACTTCCTGACTATTTCAAAAAGAACTGTTGCAGCAGTTCCGGGGAAAAGAACCAAGGAATAGGATTTCAGTTCTTTCAAAAAATTGTCTATTGTATGTTGGTCAACAGGTTTTGGTGGTTTTAATGTGAAACCCCGGCGGTTTGAACAACACCGTTCAAAAAGTTCAATGATGTGTAACAGGTTTTCAGATTTTAATGTGAAATCTGATAAAGGAAAGACACCCCTGATTGTACTAAGGTGTGCTGACAATAGACAACTTTTTGAAGGAACTGGGAAAGGATAAAGGCAATGATTGATTTCATAAAAGATGCGGATTGCACCAAGGAAACGCCCGTCAGATTAGGTGTTCCTGATGCACCGATATATGGCAAGGGCATCAAATTGAAACCAAGGGTTGACGGTAGAACTGATTCAGAGCATTTCAAGAAAATCTATTTGCCGGAACTTTTACCACTTGAAGAATATGATCTGATAGTTGTTTTGATTTCCGGCGGTAAGGATTCAGTTGCTTGTTACCTAAAACTTCTTGAACTTGGTGTACCAAAAGAAAGAATAGAGTTTTGGCATCACGATATTGACGGCGGGCATCCTTCAAGGCGTATGGACTGGAAATGTACCCAAAACTATGTAAAAGCACTTGCAGATGCAGAGGGTATCAAGTTAAGGGTTTCTTACAGGGTGAACGGTTTCTTTGGTGAATTGTACCGCATAGGTGCATCAGAACCGATTGAATGGATTGACCCTGATACTGGGGAAGTCAGACAGTGCAAATTGTCAAGTAATTACCTGAAATGTAAGGAACTGAAAGAACAGGCAACAGAAGAAATGGAAGAACTTCTGAAACAGTATGGTTACAGAATGAAGTTTCCGGCAAAGACTGGTGACCTGTCAAGGCGTTGGTGTTCCGCTTATTTGAAAATATGTGTTGCAGATACCGTTGTCAGTAATCTTGACCGACTGGGTGAACTTGAAGAACTTGGTGGAAAAAGACACAAGTTCCCGGCAAAAGGCGGTACACATTCAGGGCGGTGGTGCAGCGGTAACTTAAAGGCAGCAGTCCAAGACAGTGTGACGGCAAACCTTGAAGAAACCAAGCATGATAAGAAAATACTGATTGTGTCAGGTGAACGCCGTGGTGAATCAGCCGGGCGGTCAAAGTACAATGAAATGGAAATACACCGCACCAATGCAGAAGCCAAGGCACACAGAATTGTTCATCAATGGCGGTGCTGCATTGATTATTCTGAAAAGGATGTGTGGGAACTGCTGAAACGGCATCATATAAACCCACACCCATGTTACAGGATAGGTTGGAACAGATGCAGTTGTATGATGTGTATATTTTCAACACCCCGGTTATTTGCCGGAGTAAAAGAACTTTTCCCTGATGATTATGCTGCACTAAGGAATGATGAAGAAGTTCTTGGGTTCACACTGGATAACAAAAAGAATCTTGATGAATTTATCGGTGATACACAGTCTTGCGTGTGTTGGAAGGATAAAGCAGCAATACATTCAATACTTACTGGTGAGTTCAACACAGATGACATATACACAAATGATTGGAATTATCCTGTTGGTGCATTTCATGGTGCTGACGGTGGTTCATGTTAGAAAGAAGGTGGTTATGTGAAGAAAATAGTTGCAGCATGGATTGAGCAGATTCTTGAATTTCCAACCAAACTTGAATACCTTGCGTACATAGAAAGCCTGAAAAAAGGTAGACCGCAGAAGTTCAAGGAAACATCATTTGAACAGTTGGAATCAGGGGTTGTTAGAATAACGATCAGGAAACAGTATAACAACAATGCGTTCCCTGATGATGAAAAGGAAGGTGAAGAAGGTGTTTGATTATTCAAAGTTAAGAGGAAAAATCAAGGAAGTGTTTGGAACACAGGCAAAGTTTGCTAAAGCAATGGGAATGTCAACCGTGACATTATCTGCAAAGCTGAACGGAACGGTTCAGTTCACTGCACCTGAAATGAACAAGGCGTGTGAAGTCCTTGGTGTTTCGGTGGAATTTATTCCACTATATTTTTTTACTGAAAAAGTTAAGACTTCTTAACTCAAAGAAAGGATAGGTGATAAATTATGAAATTCAGCGAAAAGTTGAAACAGGCTATGCAGCAGTTAGGAATCAATCAGGCACAGGTTGTCGGATTGACCGGGAAAAGTAAGGGGTCAATCAGTATGTACCTGAATGACAAAACAGTTCCGTCAGAACAGGTTCAAAGTGATATTGCAGTATCACTTGGACTTACCCCTGACTATTTTGAACAGGAAGAAACCACGGTGACATTCAAACCTTCCAAGTGTGAAGATGGCATCCCAACCTTGACGGTACATGAAGTTGCTAAGTTGATGCATAAGCACACCAACACAATAGCACTTGGGTTACAACAGGGCGTTTTTCCTTGGGGGTATGCGATTCATACCAGTGAACACCGTTGGTCATATTTCATCAATGCAAAGCGTTTTGCAGAAATTGAAGGGGTGATCTGATGCCAAAGATTGAGTATAAAAGCATTAAGTTTCAGCAGAAAAGTCTTGAACTGATAAACCTTGTGAATCAGGTGGTTGAAGAATATCAGGCACAGGGATATGAACTGACACTTAGACAGGCATATTATCAGTTAGTTGCCCGTGGGTACATCCCCAACAATGAACGCAGTTATAAGAACATTGGAAATCTTATCAATGACGGTAGACTTGCCGGGTTGATTGACTGGTATAGCATCACAGACAGAACCCGCAACCTTAGAAGCAATAGTCACTGGGACAATCCGGCTGATGTGATCGCATCTGCAAGATACAGTTATCTGCTGAACAAGTGGGACGGTCAACCGAACTACGTTGAAGTGTGGGTTGAAAAGGATGCCTTAGTTGATATTGTGGGACAGGCTTGCAGACCACTTGACACACCATATTTTTCATGTAGGGGTTACACTTCACAGTCAGAAATGTGGTCAGCAGCACAGCGTTTCATTAGTCAAGATTACCGTGATAACAGGGTGATTATTCACTTAGGTGACCATGACCCAAGCGGTATTGATATGACAAGGGATATTCAGGAACGCTTGCAGATGTTCGGTGCTGATGTGTATGTGAAGCGTGTAGCACTGACCATGAATCAGATTGGTACATATAACCCACCACCTAACCCGGCAAAGATCACTGACAGTAGAGCATCAAAGTATATTGATGAATACGGCAATGAATCTTGGGAACTGGATGCACTTGAACCACAGGTCATCACTGATCTGATAACCAATGAGGTCACAGCACTAAGAAATGATGAAATTTACCGTTCAGTATGTGATTCAGAAGAACGTGGAAAAGATGAACTTAAAATGATAGAACGCAACTATGACAAGGCTGTTGCATTTTTAGAAAGTGAGGAATAGGAAAATGGAAAATAACAATACCGTTCAGAATGTAGTGCATGGGTTCAAAGTGTTCAGACCTGATTGGACTTGTTCACCTAATGGTAACACTAAACAGTACACTTGCCCCGGAAAATTTGAGGAAGAAGGGGAACTTGATGGTTGCGGTCATGGTATGCACTTCTGTCAGACTGCTGCCGACTGTTTCAATTATTACAGTTTCAACAGTGAAAACAAGGTTGCAGAAGTCATTGCTTATGGTGATGTAAGAACAGAAGGTGACAAGTCTTGCACTGATAAACTGGAAATCGTGCGTGAAATCCCGTGGGATGAAGTGTTGCGAATCGTCAATATCGGAAAGAATTGCACGGGTCGCTGCAACACCGGGGACTGGAACACCGGGAACTGGAACACCGGGGACTGGAACACCGGGAACAGGAACACCGGGAACAGGAACACCGGGGACTGCAACACCGGGGACTGGAACACCGGGGACTGGAACACCGGGGACTGGAACACCGGGGACTGCAACACCGGGAACTGGAACACCGGGGACTGGAACACCGGGGACTGGAACAAATCTTCTTTCAATACTGGTTGTTTTAATACAGAAGAACAGAAGATCATGCTATTCAATAAACCGTCAGATATGACTTACAGTGAATGGTTGGATTCAGATGCAAGATATTTACTGAATCAGATACCAAAGGATGTTGTTGAATGGGTATATGAAGAAGATATGACTGATGAAGAAAAAGCAACACATCCAACCTATGAAACAACAGGCGGTTATCTCAAAGTGCTTGATGAATCTGAATGTGGTCAGTTGTGGTGGGGCAGCCTGTCAGACCGCAGAAAGGAAATCATCAAGGCAATACCAAACTTTGATGCTGAAATATTCTTCCAGTGTACGGGTGTCAGGGTAGATGAATGATCTGCACCTTATGCCCCATCAGGAAGATGCACTGAACAGAACTGAACAGTTCAACCGTTGTGCTTATTATCTTGATATGGGACTGGGTAAAACCTTTGTAGGTGCTGAAAAAATGTATCTGCTGAACAATGCGGTGAATGTGGTCATCTGTCAGAAATCCAAGATAGATGACTGGGTTCAGCACTTCAAAGAATATTACCCAAGTGACCGTGTGATGAATCTGACCAAGAAAAGTGAAGCAATCAATTTCAGGACACTTGTTGATACCAAAGAATTATACAACAAGGATGTTCAGATCATAGGTGTTATCAATTATGAAACTGCTTTCCGGCGGGATTGGTTGCTGAAATTCAAAGGATTTACACTGATGCTTGATGAAAGTTCACTGATAACCAATGAAACGGCAAAACGGTCAAAGTTCATTCTGAAAATGCAGCCGGAAAGCGTGATTTTATTATCAGGGACACCGACAGCCGGAAAGTATGAACGCTTGTGGTCACAGGTTCAGTTGCTTGGGTGGAATATTACAAAAAAGGCGTTTTGGTCATCATACGTTCAGACTGAATGGGTTGAGAACGGGGACGGATTCAAGCGGGAAGTTATAACCGGGTACAAGCACACGGAACACCTGAAAAAGAAACTTGCAGATCATGGGTGCATCTTTATGAAAACCGCTGATGTGATTGAACTGCCGGAACAGACTGAACAGAAGATATTCTTTAAGGTAACACAGGCATACAAGTATTTTATCAAAAACAGTTACATCATGCTTGATACCCTGAATATGTGCAAGTTCAAGGATGATTCAGATTATTACGGTACGGATGTGACCCCACGGGTTGAACTGGTCGGTGATAACAGCCTGACCAAGATGCTATATGCACGGCAGTTGTGCGGACAGTGGCATAAGGAAAAACTGGAAGGTTTGCGGGACTTGGTTGAATCAACAGAAGATAGGCTGATTATATTCTATAACTTTACCGCAGAACTTGAAGCAATGCAGAAAAAACTTGCTGATCTAAACAGACCCTATTCAGTTGTGAATGGGTCAAAGAAGGACTTGACCGCATACGATCAGGCAGATGATTCAATCACATTCATACAGTATCAAGCCGGGGCAATGGGTGGTAATTATCAGAAAGCAAACAAGATTATTTATTTCACCTTGCCACTTGGAAAAGGGTCATGTGATATGTGGGAACAGTCAAAAAAGCGTATTCACCGCATAGGACAAGCCAAACCGTGCTTTTACTATTACTTACTGGTGAAGGGTACGGTTGAAGAAAAGAACCTTGCAGCATTGAAGGAAGGAAAGGAACTGACAGATGAATTATTCAAAAATACTTAACTGGATATTTGGAATCATGGCATTTATCGGTGTATTCCTGATAATTGGTGCAGTCGGTGCATCTGACTATGCGGTTGAAATGGGAATATATGAACCACTTACCGCACACCTGAAAGAATATATCATTGGTGCGATTCTGATGATTCCCGGAATCATTTATTTGAAAATCACGGAAAGGGGTGATGAAACATGAACTATTCAAAGAACCTTAGAAAGTCCGCAATGGCAAAGCGGGTCTTGATCTTGCTTGGTGTTGCCTTTTGTGTTGGGTTAGCTGTTGGGGGTGTGTCTGTATATGCCCTGAAAACTCATATAACCGCCAAGGACAGAGATAAATCAATAGAACGCACACTTGAACGGGATAATACAGAAACCCTTGTATATGGGGCGTATGATGACAGAACATTCACACAGGAAATTTCCCTTGACTGGGGTGCGGGTGATTTAGATTTCACACCGCTTGACTGCAAGATGCCGGAAGAACAACAGGAATTTACATATTACCTTTGTACCGGGTACAACATTGATTTTACCCTTGTTATGGCACTGATTCAGAATGAAAGCAGTTTTGACCCGGCGGTCATCAGCAAAACCAATGATTACGGTTATATGCAGATCAATCAGATCAATCATCAGTGGTTGACAGATACCCTTGGTGTTACGGATTTTACAGACCCGTATCAGAACATCAGGGCGGGCGTGTTCGTACTTAGAAAACTGTTTGAACGGTATCAAGATACCAATATGGTCTTGATGGCGTACAACATGGGTGAAGATGGTGCTGCCCGGTTATGGGAAAAGGGCATCTATTCAACCGACTATACAGAAAAAATATTGAACTATCAGACACAGTTCAATGAACAGTTGGGCGGTGATTAAATGGCAGCAGAAAAGAATTTTGAAAATAAGGTCAAAGCGTTCCTGAAGGACACCGGGGCGTGGCTGCTGAAATATTGGGGCGGTGCTGCTTATACAAAAAGCGGTATTCCTGACCTGTTGGTTTGTTCAGACGGGTGTTTCCTTGGCATTGAAGTCAAAGCACCAAACGGTGAACCGTCACTATTGCAGTTGGTCAACCTCAAAAAAATCAGAGAATCAGGCGGGTATGGAATTTTGTTGTACCCCAAGGATTTTGAACAGTTCAAAATGTTCATTGCAAAAAAATCAGAACTTAACGCTTGGTATCTTTCCAACATTGAAGATCAGAAGCGTTGGGAAATAAAATTATCAAAATAAGGAGTGAAAGAGCATGGCAGCAAAAAAGAAAGCAGATGCAGCGGTTGAGAATACCGCAGAAGTAACACAGGAAACAACTGAACAGGTTCAGGACACAGTTGAACAGATGACAGAGGACAACAAGAAGGAACTTGACAACAAGAAGTTTGTGGTTGACCACTTACTTTCAACCAAGCGTGAGGGAATGGAAGATCTGATTGCATACATGGAAGAAATCGGATTCTTTGAAGCACCTTGCAGTGGTGGAAATCATCTTGCTTGTCAGTTCGGTCTTGTTCATCACAGCAGAAACGTAATGATGGCAGCAGAAAATATTGGTTACGCACTTCTTGGCAAAGTCAAGTATGCAGAAATTCGTAATTCAGTCATCATTGCAGCAGCATTACATGACCTTGGCAAGTGCGGTGACTTTGGTAAGCAGATGTATGTGCCTAACATGATTAAGGACGGCAGACCCACCAAGGCAGAGCCGGAACAGAAATATAAACAGTCTGAAAGCAAGCCTTTCAAGCGTAACCCGGCACTTCTTCCACTTGACCATGCAACCCGTAGCATCAAGTTAGCAACCCTTTTCATTGACCTGACGGAAGATGAAGAATTTGCGATCAGATACCATGATGGTCTGTATGAATCAGCAAACTATGCAGTGAAGGGAAATGAAACCCCGTTATATTTGATTCTGCACTATGCTGATTTATGGTCAAGCAGAGTAACAGAAGGCAGCACAGATGAAGGAAGTGAAGAATAATGGATAAAAGATATAAGAAAATCAGACAGTTAGAAGATGAACGCAATCGGCTGATGACTGAAAATCAGGAATTGAAATATATCATCAATGATATTCAGTCAGTGAATGATATTATGCGTGAAGATATTGAAAAGGAATGTGCTGCTGAATGTGGTTGTATTGTAATTGAAGGAAGTCGCACCAGTGCAGCATATCAGGATTTAGTTGGTATTCTTCTTGCAAATAACTATTCTGTTGAAGTCATACCAATGGATGAACGCAGAAAGTTAAAAATCATCATCAAGGAAAGTGAGGTATAAGAGTATGGTAAATGAAAGACAGGGAAAAGTTTACAATCCCCGCCCGGTATATAACAGAAAGTTATTACGTTCAGTAATTCGTGCGGGAGTTCAGAAACAGTTTGGTCAGCATCATGTTTCTGCTAACATGGCGGGAAACTTTGAAAAAATCAGAAAGGAACAGGTGAAATAATATGGCACAGATGCTTTTGATTATGGGTGAATCAGGTACAGGAAAAAGTACCAGTATGAGAAATTGCGATCCGGCAACAACTGCCGTTGTGAACCCGGTTGGTAAGCCGTTACCGTTCAAGGGTAAGTTCACAATGCTGAACAGTGAGGTTGAATCACGCAAAATCTGCAAGTTTATGAAGGAACAGGTAGCAGCCGGTAAGAAGTTATTGGTTGTTGATGACTTCCAGTATATTCTTTCAGTTCCGTACATGAACCGTATTAAGGAAAACGGTTGGGATAAGTGGAATGATTTTGGTGCAAATTACTTTGAAATCATTGAGGTATGCAAGGAACTTCCTGATGATGTGGTTGTTGCTTATATGACCCACACAGAAACCCTTGAAAATGGTGTTACTACTATTAAGCTGATCGGAAAGTTACTTCGTGAGAAGATCACCATTGAAGGACTTTTCACCATTGTACTTAGAACAGGTGTGAATGAAGGAAAATATTACTTCTACACACAGAATAGTGGTAAGGACACCGTGAAGTCACCTATGGGAATGTTCCCGGCATACGCCATTGACAATGACCTGAATTATGTAGCTGATAAAATCCGCAACTTCTATGAAGTCGGTGAGTATAAGACAGATGCAGAAATGGGTCAGGCTGATGCACAGGCTGCATCCGATCTTGAAAAGCCGGATGCAAACGGCAGACGGGCAAGGGGTGGAAAAAAGACCACAGCCACAGCAACACCGCCTACTACAACAGAAGATGCAGCACCAAAGACAGGCAGAACCGCCCGCAAGACACATGATGAAGTGGTGGCTGAAAATAATCAGAAAATGGCTGATTATATGGCAGAGCGTGACAAGGCTATTGATGCGGTTGCTGATGGGCGTGAAGAAATCCCGTTTGATGAAGCGTGTGCAGCAGCGGATTCTGTACCGCAGCCGGAACTTGAAACACCGCCAAGAAGAACCCGCAAGGAAAGAAAGTCTGTTGAACAGTCTGAACCTGTTCAGGATGGTACAACAAACACTGATTCTGAATCTGTCACACTGGATGCAGACACATACTTCTATGTTCCGGCTGATGATAACTATGTGATGAAGCACAAGGGTGACACGGTTCACCTGATTGTTGACGGTGTTGAGGTTATGAAGGTCATCAGCAAGGAAGAATTTGGTGAAGGTGTGAAGCGTTTAGCACAGGCAGACAACCCTAAGCCGGAAAACCCTATTGACGGGGCAATGAACCCGCCGGAAAAGGGCAGACGCACAAGAAGAAGTGCAGCACAGGCACAGCCTGATAATGCAGATACAGCAGCGGATGAAACCCCGGCAGTAGATGAACAGCCGACTGGCAGAACCCGCAGAGTAAGAAAAACACGCTAAGAAAGTGAGGTAAAAGAACATGAACAATCCCTTTGGTTTACCTGATGAACTGTTTGGTGCAATCCTTGCATCAGCAATCACAGAAGGAATGAACACGGCAAGCAGCCGTTCAATGAAGAACCCGCACCCGGTAGCACCTAAACAGGATGTACCGCCGGAAGATGGTGCAACTGCTGCAAAGAAAATCTATGATTCCTATGTAAAAGCCGGGTTCAATGAGGTTCAGGCGTTTGAGTTGTTAAAGTTAGTATTAAGCAAATAAGAAAGGTTAAAAAGGTGAAAAATTATGGCTATTGATTTCAGTGCATTTGATGAAAAGGTTGATTTACAGGAATTACAGAATGAGGTGCAGAACGCACCTGATAATGATTTTGCTGATGTGCCGGATGGTACATATATCATTAGTATTGAGAAGATGGAAATTAAGTTGACCAAGGCACAGGATAAGTTGATGTTTGCAGTTCAGGCAAAGATCAAGGAAGGTGAACAGGCAAACCGCATGATCTTCTTCAACCGTGTTATTTCCGGCAACAGTTCCGCAAAGTGGACGGACGGACAGGCAATCAAGTCTGTATGCACTTGGGTGAACAAGCTGATTGCAGAAGATGACACACCTGTTGAGTTCGTAAACTATGCAGATTTTGCAGATCAGATTCTTGATGTATTCCAGTCTATTCAGGGTGCGATTGAAGTTGAGGTTGATTATAAGGCAGATGCTTTCAACTCTATCACAATCAAGGAAGTTTTTGATTGCTAAAAAATTTTACTTGTAAAGTTAAGAAGTCTTAACTTAAAATGTTATCAGGCGGTGGTGGGGTCACACCTTCCACCGCTATTTTCAGAAAGGGTGAATGTAGTGATATTTTATGACTTTGAGGTTTTCAAGGAAGATTGGCTTGCTGTTTTCATTGATGTGACCAAGAAAAAAGAATATGTGATAATCAATAACCCTGATGAATTAAAAGCCTTATATGAAGCTAATAGCAAGGATATATGGGTAGGTTATAACAACCGCCACTATGACCAGTACATTATGAAAGGTATTCTGTTGGGAATGAATCCCAAAAGAATCAATGACTGGATAATTGTTGAAAAAAAGGAAGGGTGGCAATTTTCATCAGCGTTCAACAAAGTTCCAATGATTAACTATGATGTTATGCCGAACCCCCCGGTTGGTTTGAAAACACTGGAAGGTTTTCTTGGCAGCAATATCAAGGAAACGGATGTTGATTTTAGAATAAACAGGAAATTAACCAAGGAAGAAATTGAAATGACGGTTTTCTACTGTCGGCATGATGTGGAAGAAACCATCAAAGTATTCCTTGAAAAAATAGATGAATTTAATGCAATGCACGGTATCATTCAGGCTTTCCCGGACATTGTGAACCTGTCTGATATAGGGGACAGTGAAGCAAGAATCACCGCAAAGGTGCTTGGGTGTTCCCGCAGATCATTTGAAGATGAATTTGATTTCTACTTCTTGCCGTGCTTGCAACTGAAAAAATATAAATATGTTCAGGACTGGTTTGAACAGAAAAGACAGGAAGCCTTGTCAATGGACTTGGCACACATGGATAAATACTCAAAACGTACATGGTACAAAGAACAGGGTCTTGAAACCATGGTTGCGGGTATTCCTCATTCATTCGGTTTTGGCGGTGTTCATGGGGCAACAGCCACACCAATTCATAAGACCGGGCAACTGCTGCACGTTGATGTAAACAATTACTACCCGTCAATGCTGATTGCTTGGGGACTGGTTACAAGGGCAGCAACCAATGACAATTACCCGTTGGTGTATAACACACGAAAAGCCATGAAGGAAAAACAGATTGCTGCAAAAAACGCCGGAAACAAGAAAGAAGTCAAGCGGTGGAAGAAAGCACAGTTGCCATATAAGAAGATGCTGAACGCCTTGTCAGGTGCAATGAAGGACGAAACCAATGCAGCGTATGACCCAAGAAATAATAACTGTATGTGTATCAATGGTCAGTTGATGTTGCTTGACCTGATTGAACACCTTGAAGTTGTACCGGGATTTGAACTGATTCAGTCCAACACGGACGGTCTTATTATTTGGATTCCTGACACAGATGAAGCCTTTGAAATGGTGGATGATATTTGTTGGGAGTGGGAACAGCGTTGTTCCACAGATCAGTGTTCAATTCTTCTTGAACTGGATAACATCAGTGAAATCTATCAGAAGGATGTGAACAATTACCTTTGGGTTGGTATTGACGGTGGGGTTGAAAGAATCGGTGCTTATGTGAAGGAACTTTCAGCGGTTGACAATGATCTGCCAATCCTGAATAAAGCACTGGTTGACTACATGGTCAAGAAAACCCCGGTTGAACAGACCATCAATCAGTGTGATGACCTGATTATGTTTCAGAAGATTGTCAAGTTATCAGACAAGTATGATTGGGTAGAACATGAGCATTGCACCCCGCTTGTCAGTCATATAGGCAAAAGAACAATCAAGACGGTATATGAATACCCTGACAAGGACAAATACACATATAAGTCATACAGGGTGTTTGCATCTAACGATCAGAAGGACGGAAGATTGCTGAAACGTAAACAGGTGAAAGCAAAGGGTGAAAAATTTGGTAATACACCTGACCACTGTTTCATTTTCAATGATTCAGTTGTTGGGGTAAAAACACCGCCTGAACTTGATAGGCAGTGGTACATAGATTTAGCAAAGAAACGCTTGAAACAATTTGGTGTTGTAGCGTAACACCGGGAAGGAAGGTTTTTATGGATTTAGAAATCAGATATGAAAATGGTTCAATGACTGTTCATCTTGAAGAATTTTTGAATATCCGCAGCATTACCAAAGTCAGGAAACTGCTGAAAGTTATCAGAAGCAGTTTCACACCTGAATGTGAACAGCAGATGAAAGAATTTATTCAGGAACAGACTGAACAGTTTGAACAAGTTCAGAAGGAACACAGTATTTACATTGAAGGGTACACGAAAAAGGTCAAGTATGCAGAACAGCAGATCAGGCAGACAAAGCACCGTATTTCACAGATTCAGACGGGTGTTAAAAACTCGCAGCTTCTCCGGGATTCACACAGGAAGAACACAAAAGTTTGGAAGGATCGCAATGCTGATGTAAAAAAGTACAGGGAACGCCTAAAAGAACCAAGGACAACTTTGAAGGAACAGAATGAAGAACTTAGGAACTTGAAAACACGGTTATGGAAAAGGCAAAAGGCTTTTGACTGCAATGTCAGAAACAAGGAATTTTATAAAAAAGTGATGCAAGAAATCACTTAAAGGATGGTGATAAAAAATGCCACTATACAAAGGTTATGTTGAAACCAAAGGCAAGGCAAGCATTGAAAAATTGAAAAACAGAACCACATGGAAAACCTATGATGAAGTGAAGAACCTGAACGGGTTCGGCGGGGTTTTGGCTGATGACACTATCCTTATCGACATTGATGATTCTGACCAATCTGAAATTCTGATGAACATTGTGGAAGAACTGCAACTTGACTGTAAAGTCCTTTGTACCAGTAGGGGAAAACATTTTCTTTTCAAGAATCATACCATTGCAAGGAACAGGACACACGTTCAGTTGGCGGTTGGTCTTACTGCTGATATAAAAGTCGGCAGTAAGTTATCTTATGAGGTCATCAAGATTGACGGTGAAGAAAGATTTTGTGAATGGGACATTGAAGAAGGTGGAAAGTATCAGGAAGTTCCCAAGTGGTTGTTCCCGGTTAAGGCAACCGCAGACTTTGTTGATATGGATGCCGGGGACGGAAGGAATCAAGCACTTTTCAATTATATCCTGACCCTGACTGCAAATGATTTCACGGTTGAAGAAACCCGTGAGTGCATCCGCATCCTGAACAAGTTTGTTCTGAAACAACCGCTGTCAGATGATGAACTGGAAGTGATCTTGCGTGATGATGCTTTTCAGAAACCTGTTTTTTTCCTTGGCAGCACATTCCTGTTTGACAAGTTCGCAGTTTTTATGAAGAACACAGCACACGTTATCAAAATCAACGGACAGTTGCATATATACAAAGACGGCGTGTATTCCAATGGGTATAAAGAAATTGAATCAAACATGATTCAGCACATCCCAAACCTGAAAAAGATGCAACGCCGGGAAGTTCTTGACTACATGGAACTGATCGTTGATGAAAAAGAACAGTCAGATGCAAATTTGATTGCTTTCAACAATGGTGTATATGACCTTGTGACTGGGGAACTGAAACCATTCAGCACTGACATTGTTATTACCAATAAGATTCCTTGGGACTACAAGCCGGATGCTTATTCTGAACTGGCAGACAGTACACTGAACAAGTTAGCGTGTGGTGATGCAGCGATCAGGGCATTGTTGGAAGAATGTATTGGTTACTGCTTTTACAGAAGAAATGAGTTAGGCAAGGCGTTCATCCTGACAGGTGACAAGTCCAACGGTAAAAGTACATTTTTGGATTGTGTCAAAGCAATCCTTGGTGATCGGAACATTTCAGCACTTGACCTGAAAGAACTGGGGGACAGGTTCAATACTTCAATGATGTTCGGTAAACTGGCAAACATTGGTGATGATATTGGTGATGATTTCCTTCAAGGTTCACAGGTCAGTGTGTTCAAAAAAATAGTAACAGGTAACCGCATCAAGGCAGAGCGTAAAGGACAAGACCCGTTTGAGTTCAACCCGTTCATTAAGTTACTGTTTAGTGCCAATGATATTCCCCGTATGAAGGACAAGACTGGGGCAGTACTTAGGCGTTTGGTTATCATTCCATTCAATGCCACGTTCAGCAAGGATGACCCTGATTATAGACCATTCATCAAGTATGAATTGACACAACAGGACAGCATTGAATATCTTATCAGGCTTGGTGTGGAAGGACTAAAAAGGGTAGTCATCAATAATGGATTCAGTAAATCAGATAAGGTTCAGAATCAGTTGGATGAATATGAACAGGAAAACAACCCTATCCTTGCATTTATCAATGACACTGGGGTTGACATGATAGAAAATGAACCAACCAATGAGGTATACAAGCGGTATCAGGTATTTTGTGCAGACAACAGTATGCAGCCAATGTCAAATATCGTATTCAGTAAGCAGATCAACAAACGCCTTGACTTGGAAATTTCAGTTGTAAAACTGAATGGTCAGACAAGGCGTATTTTCAGAAGTAGAAAGGGCGGTGATTGAAATGAATGAAGTTTTGTTCAGTAGTAACACAGATGACTGGGCTACACCACAGGACTTGTTTGATGCGCTGGATGCAGAATTTCATTTCACATTAGACCCGTGTTCAAGTGAACAGAATCATAAGTGTGACAGGTATTTCACTAAAGAAGATAACGGGTTATTGCATGATTGGGGGGGAATCTGTCTTTTGCAACCCGCCCTATGGTAAAGAAATGTATAAATGGGTTGAAAAATGCTATTTTGAGGGACGGAAAGAACACACAACTGTTGTTCTGTTGATTCCGGCAAGAACAGACACCAAGTATTTTCACGATTTTATTATACACAGGACAGAAATTCGATTCATAAAAGGTCGGTTGAAATTTGGGAACAGTAAAAATGCAGCACCTTTTCCTTCAATGTTGGTGATATTCAGGGGTGCAAAAGTTTGATAAGAAAGGAAGGTATCAATTAGTGAAAGGTGGAAGAAATCAGGAAGGATATGCAGACCCAACAGCAACTATTGCCGTTGGCAGAGTAGCAAAGGAAGAACGTGAACAGATTGAATGTGAAGCAGCAGACAAACGTGCCTATGATCTGATTAAGGTTTTGAAGTACATCATCAAAGGTGCGGGGTTTGAACTGACTGAACGTGTTCAGGTGAAAGATACCAAGACAGGAAGGGTTTACAGATGAATGAAAGTATTATAACAAAATTAGTCAAATTATTTGACGGTGATGATTCAGTGAAAGAAATTTCCCTTTGTAATGATGTGTTACCTATGATTTCAGCACATTACAAAGGTACACCAATCAATCAGCATGATTTTGGTATTATGAACAGATGTGTTGAAGATGCACTTTCAATAATATCTACAAGGTATGTCAGATTTTATGCAGTACCAAAGTTTGAAATAAATTACGGTGGAATAGTAACCTTGAAGGATGTTGTCTATAAGAAAGTGAGGTAAAACGCATGACGGAAAATGTATGTGTTACCTGTCAGTATTATGAAAGCTGCAACCGTCCTGAACGCTTTATGAAGTGTATGGGGTACAAAGAAAAACAGGAAAGGGGTGAAGAAAATGCACAGCAGACTGGAAGATGATGCACAGTATGAATGGTGCAGACAATGGGAAGAAGAACACAGACGGAAGATCACCCGGAAGAAGCAGAAGAAAATCAGACGGGTTCAGCACTGGTGTAACTGTAAGTTGTATGTCAAGTATGCTTGGTATGAGTTCCGGGCAATGGTGAAAGGATAAGGTGAATGATTATGGAAAATAAGATTTTGGAATTATTGGAACAGAAAGGCAGCGTATCAATGAATGATGATATTTTCCCGTTGGTGGAAAAAGAATTTGAAGGTCAGGTGATTGGTGCAGAACTTTATGAACTTGCACACCAATACATATCACAGTTGTTGTATGGGGTACATACTGCCGGGGTTGCCGTGATTGCTGTTCCTAAGTTTGCGGCGGGTCAGCAGTTCGGTCAGATGGTTGTTGCTGATGTGATTTATACAAAGGTGAATGATACACCGTATGATTTTATGCAGTAGTTACGCATAGTTACGGTTGGTTACGGTTCACTGTTACGGTTGAAACCCTTGTAAATACTGGCGGTTACGGTTGGTTACAGTTAAAAGCAATTTTCTTATTATTTTTATTTATTGTATATTCTATACATCATAAAAAGTAAAAATATAGAGTATAAGGCGTGAACCGTAACCGTAACTAACCGTAACCAGTAGGAAATTCAAGGCTTTTAGGGTGTTTTTAGTGTGATTTTATCCGTAACCGCAAGCGTAACCGGGAAAGGACAGGTGAAAGAATGAAAACATTATCCGCAAGGGAATATTTAGGACAGTTACAGGAACTTGATACTAATATCAATCAGGACTTAGAACGCCTTGATGATATGAAAATCAATGCTTGCAGTACCGGGGCAATAGATTATTCTGCTGAAAGAGTGCAGACAAGTCCGTCAGGTGACAGTTTATGCAAGGCAGTCACAAATTATGTTGCTTTCAATGATGAAATCAATGCAGAGATTGACCGCTTTTCAGATGCCAAGGAACAGATCATCAAGCAGATTAGAGGTCTACACAATGCAAGGTATTCACAGGTGTTGTTCAAGGTGTATGTGCAGTTTAAGAGTTTGAAAGTTGCATCCGGTGAAATGGGTATGTCATATCAGTATGTCAGGAATCTTCACAAGGCAGCACTTACAAAGTTTGAAGAAACTTATGATGATCTGCATTACTTAACTTAATGTATATTCACTGTCACTTAAAATGACAAAAAGAGCGTTTTATGATAGATTTTGTTGTTTCAGGTATATTGCGTATTCTTGAATCTGATGATAGGATGTATCTTGACAAGATGGGAATTGTGAAGAAGCGGTTGTTTTTTCACAATTCTTTTTTGTTTATGCCGATATTTGCACCCTGAAATGTAATGTTTCAGGGATTTTTTATTGCAAAAATACATGAAAGGGGTGTTGTTTGATGGCAAAAACGGCAAAATTAACTGAAAAACAGCAGCGTTTTGTTGAAGAATACCTGATTGACCTGAACGCAACACAAGCAGCCATTCGTGCGGGTTATTCGGCAAAAACAGCAGATCAGCAAGGTTCAAGGATGTTGGCAAATGTCAAGGTTCAACAGGCAATTAGTGTTGCAATGGCAGAACGCAGCAAAAGAACAGGAATCAATCAGGACAGGGTTGTTTTAGAACTTGCCCGCATTGCTTTTGTAAAGATGACAGACCTTGTTGATAGTCACGGAAGAATCAAAGACAATGCAACTGATGATGACCTTGCCTGTATTGAATCCGTGAAATATAAACAGTCTGAATCAGAAACCGGGTCAAGTGTTGAAAGGGAAGTGAAGATTTCACCAAAGCTGAAAGCACTTGAATTACTTGGTAAACACTTGGGTATGTGGAATGACAAACTGGATGTGAACATCACACAGCCTATTGTTATCACAGGTGAAGATGCCCTTGAAGATTAGGCGGTGATTGCCTATGGTAAAGAACCGCATTTCTTCACAGTATGTTTTTGGGTATCAGAAGTTTATCCTGTACCCGGAAGATTACAAGGTTACTAAGTCCGGCAAGAAGAAAGTACAGTTGCCTGAACTGGTTGGTAAGGGTTACGGTACTTTTTGGCGTTGGAAAGGTAGATATAGGGTATGTAAGGGCAGCCGTGCATCCAAGAAATCAAAAACAACTGCCCTTTGGTACATCACCAATATGATGAAGTACCCACAGGCAAATACCCTTGTGGTCAGAAAGACTTTCAGAACCCTGAAAGATTCCTGTTTCACAGAATTGAAGTGGGCGATTCACCGCCTTGGCGTTGATGCGTTTTGGGAAATCAAAGAATCACCACTTGAAATGACCTACAAACCGACAGGTCAAAAGATTTATTTCAGGGGACTGGATGACCCCCTGAAAGTAACATCAATAACCGTTGATATTGGCTGTTTGTGTTGGATGTGGATTGAAGAAGCGTATGAAATCAGTTCAGAAGATGATTTCAATATGCTTGATGAATCAATCCGTGGTGCTGTTCCTGACGGTTCAGGACTGTTTAAGCAAATAACCCTTACACTGAACCCGTGGAATGAACACCACTGGATAAAGAAGCGGTTTTTTGATAACACGGATGATGAAACCCTTGCAATGACCACCAATTACAAGTGCAATGAATGGTTGGATAAGGCAGACTTGAAAGTCTTTGAAACCATGAAGAAGCAGAACCCAAGGCGTTACAAAGTAGCGGGTCTTGGTGATTGGGGTATTGTAGACGGTCTTGTCTATGAAAATTGGGAAGAAAAGGCGTTCAGTGTTGATGAAGTCAAGAAGATTACCGGGGTCAAGTCTGTATTCGGTCTTGATTTTGGTTATACAAATGACCCGTCAGCACTGTTTTGTGGTCTGATAGATCAGTCAAGCAAGACCATTTGGGTCTTTGATGAAATGTATCAGCCGGGTATGAGTAATGAAGCCATTGCCGAACAGGTTCAGCGGATGGGATATGTGAAAGAGAAGATCACAGCCGATTCAGCCGAACCAAAGAGCATTGACCGCTTGCGTGAACTGGGTCTGAAAGGAATCAGGAAAGCAAGGAAGGGCAAGGACAGCATCAACAACGGCATTGACTTCATACAGGACTATCATATTATCATTCATCCCCGTTGCGTGAATTTCATCACAGAGATCAGCAACTATCAGTGGGATAAGGATGCCAAGACGGGCAAGAAACTGAACCGCCCTATTGATGACTTCAACCACCTGATGGATGCAATGCGTTATGCGATTGAACAGATGGCAAAAGGTGATGCCTTTAGTTTTGATTAAGCAATTACCGGGTAGAATACACGGTGTCAGCAGCCGTTTCTTTTTGGACGGTAGGAAAAGGTTGTCAAATGCTTACTCCGGGGCGGTTGCAATCGGTAACCGCCTATGACACCTGTATAACTACTTTTTGAGATATTAGAAACAAATTAGTAACACATACCCTTGGAAACATAGTGTTTTCAGGGGTTTTGATTTTATTATGCAATGAAAGGGGTGAATTGAACCGTGTTCAGTTCCTTAATAAACACACTGACATTGAAGGTTTCCAACTTTATACTGGACGGTGCAAGGTCAAGGATGACTGACAAGGAATTTCTTGAAAAAGAAATTATGAAATGGAAAACGTCACCCCACCGCATCATGCAGATTAAGGGTTCACTGTACTATGACAATGAACATGATATTTTGAAGCGGAAACGTACAATGATAGGTGAGGATGGCAAGTTACAGGTTGTTGAGAACTTACCAAACAACAGGGTCATTGATAACCAATATGCAAAAATGGTCAATCAGAAAGCAAATTATCTGTTTGGTCAGCCTTTTGCAGTAAGTGGTGAGAATGACCAGTATGTTGAACTGCTGAAAAAAGTGTTTAATAAGCGGTTTATGAAAACCATAAAAAACAGCGGTAAAGCAGCATACAACGGGGGAATCTGTTGGTTATATCCGTATTATGACAATGAAGGTCATTTCACTTTCAGGTTGTTCCCCGGCTATGAGATTTTGCCGTTTTGGAAAGACAACGATCATACAATACTTGACTTTGCAGTCAGGCTTTACTTGGTGATTGGGTATGAGGGAACAACCCCAACCGTCATTGAAAAGGTTGAAGTGTATGATGTTGATGGTGTTCACAGGTTCATTCTTGACCACGGCACACTTATCCCTGATCTGACGAACAACGGTGAAGCCGACTGTTACCATGTTACCATGACGGATGCAACCGGGAAAGTGACGGGGTTCAACTGGCAGCGTGTCCCCCTGATTCCATTGAAAGCCAATGAACAGGAAACACCACTGCTGAAAAGGGTCAAGTCTTTACAGGACGGTATCAATGTGATGCTGTCCGACTTTGAAAACAATATGCAAGAGGACGCACGAAACACCATTCTTG